AGGGTCTCGAGGACGAGGCAGATGCAATCCGTCTCGTCTCGGCCTCGAACCTGAAAATAAGGGTCGTGGGTGGTTTGTGCTGCAACTCGGCACTCAAAAGTGCCCGCTGTACTGATGGGTGTCATGGTGTGTTATTTCTGCAACTTACTGAGTTTTTCGATGCCGGCCTTCAAACGCTCTGGAGCGAGGGAGTCCACCGGCGTGGCCTCCCATTTTTTCCGGACCTCGTCGGTGAGGTTTGCTGATTTCAGCAGCGCCCGGAACTGCTCTCGCAGCTTGTCCGGCCTGTTCGCCTCGTAGGCGTCATTGAACGCCTCCCACGAAAGATCGATGGTTTCCGGGAGTGCGAGACGGTTCTTTGCGTCCCATGCCGGGGACCACTGGGTGTGGATGATGCGCCCTCCGCCGATCGTTCGCTCGACGTTGCTGCCGCGTTCCTTCTGCTTGAACACTTCATACACCGCAAAAAGGCATGCGTCCGGCCATTCCCGGAGGATGCCACAAAAGCCCTTGTGGCCCTTCATTTCGTACCGATCCCAAGTCTCCCCGGAAGGGTCTTGGAAGGTCCGGATCTGAACGTGAGAGAGAAGAATGACGAACATTCCCCGGCGCTCACGAAGTGCGTCCAATTTGTTCAGGAGGAGCACAAGCTCCTGCTCGGCGATTTTGTAGCCCTTCCCGAACCCGTAGCCCTCGATGCCGGGTTGTTTATCCCGGGCGCAAATAAATTGGTGGATACTGCGTTCAAGCCAGTCTGTGGTATCAATCACCACCGATTGGTATTTATGATCGGCTGAGATCAGCTCCTCAACCGCGCCTGTCACATCGGCAAACGATTCAGGGGTGATGCGGTCGATGTGATCCAACCCGGTCAGACCAGACTCTTGAGCGATGAACACCGGATTCGGCGCCCCCGCTGCGAACGTGCTTTTCCCGATCCCCTCGGGACCGGACAGGATGATGCGTGGGGGCAACGCCGCGCCGCCTCGCTTGATTTTGTTTAGGATGCTCATGGTGTATTTATTTGCTGATGAAATGCCGCAGAAACACATCTGCAGCTTGGTGGAAGTGAGTCCCCAATTTCAGGGCCTCTTCCTGATCCCCGACACGCTCAGTAGGCTGTTCGTATCGAAGAAAGTGATACCGGGCGCACTTCCGCAGTGCGCTCAGGCGTGAATTTGTCAGAAGCTGCTTTTCACCCTCCTTGAGGGTCAGCTCCTTGTGAGAGGACGATTCGGCAAACCGGATCCCGTCCACGGTCGCCCGGCCGGCGCAGAGGTCAAAGAACTCGCAGGTGCCAAATGCCGTACAGGCGGATGGGTTGCGTGGCCAAAGATTCTTGCGACGGAACCAAAGAATCTGCTGACTCAACGACCATGCGTCGTTCATGTACTCGACAAGGTCAGTGTCGGACCTCGGGATTTCCTTCTGTGCAAAGTAGTCTTCCCGATATGCCGAAACCTCTAAATAGACCCTGTTGGCAAGCTCATCAAATCCCTCAAGGCGCGTCTTCACAACGTACCCAAGCTCAGCGTCACCAGTCTGTCTCCATTTCTTACCGTCTTTAGTGCGGATGCGGTTCCCAGCGGCGTCCTCAACGATTTTGTTCCCCTCAGAATCGAGGATCGGAATGTTTGAGAGCCTCATGCCGGGCTTCCGCACTACGTCATACAAAGCTGTGCTGACTCGTTCGTTCCTTTGGTTTAGGGCTAAGATGTATTTCGAGGCTTGGGAGTCCATCACCAGCCTCGGCCAGTAGTTGGAATCGCTATCAATTGAGTCTGAAGTGGTCTTGTGCTCGAGCACCTTTACCACACCAGTTCTCCGGCACCGCAGCACACCGTCGATCTTCCCGGCTTCAAGGAACGTCTGGGAAGTCCCATGCGTCTCCGGGTTCAAGAGAGGGAACGTGAACTCACTCTCCACCTCGAGAACATCGTGGGTTTCGAGCACCGGTCGGAAGGCATGCACCCAAGCTGCAAAGAGCCCGTGGGCCTTTGCGCTGGCAACGTCCACGATCGGAATTTCAGCCCGACCAGCAAGCTCAGCTTGTTGAAAAAGCTGGTCGCTCATTTCAGCGCCCTCCGAATGGATTCAAACACCAACCCAGTAGCTGCCGAGGACAGCCACCAAATAGTGAAAAGGTCAAAAGCAGACGCGGTCTTGAGGATGTTGAAAAACAGCGCAACATCCAGCCCTAGAAGGGCGAGTCCGCCCAACGCAAACTTCCATGCGTGGCGCTTCTCCTTGCGGTGATTAATGAAGAACACCGCGCCGTCGTACAGCGGCGGGTATGGCTGAGGTTCTCGCGAATAGTGCTTCATAGTGCTGATTTATTGATTTCTGTGACGGAACGAGTGGTACACGACCGCCTCAAAAACACGAAGCACTTTTTTCAAGAAAAATTCACGTTGACTCGCAAGTGGCTGATTTTGTCAACGATACACAAACGTGGATTTGCCGTTTTTCACTTTTTTCAAGCTGCCAGAAGCCGATTTTGGCCACTTGATTTGAGAAAAGTTCTGAGCGTACTTCTTCCGGTCGATTGGGCGCTCCTCTGGCCCTTTGCCTGCCCCGTGGCTAAACTGATTGCTCGGAATGGGTTGCGACATGGTCGATGTCAAAAGTGAGGTTCTTTTCGATGCGGATCTGATCGCTGCGGAAGTGCATCACTCTTCCGTCGTTAAGTGCCACAGCCCAAACATCATTCGCAAATGTGCCCGAGTCGGTGACGTAAATGGCCATTCCGTCTCCCTTGTCTGTTTTGACCGGGATCGGGCGTCTAAACTCAAGCATCGCAGCAGTTTTTGCGGCAAGGGATGCCCTTCTTGAGCCCGCCAATCTTGCCATTGAGCTTCTTCTTAGTCTTCGGATGGAGTCTCGAGTTCCGAAGCTCCTGCTGAGCCTCGGTGATCGCGATGTGCCTCTGAAGATGCGGATTTTTTGGCTTCATTGGTTTTTCTCCTTCCGACTTGAGAGAATCTGGCGGCGCAACATGTCTCTGCGGGCTGGGACTTTGGCCCCAGATTTCCCTCTTGAAGTGGCGTGTGATCGAGGTTTCATGGCCTCGGAAGCACCATCAATCGGTTTTGCTGTCCGCTTGTACATTTTGCTCTTTTTGTTGCGACAAGAGCGTCTTTTCAAGGATCCGCGATGCGACAAGCATGCGAAACGCAAAGAATCGAGAGTTTTCAACAAGATCCTTCACAACCTCTTCAACATTAACGTCTTGCAGGTTTACATCAGCAATCGTCTTATCGACGATCTCTTTTAATTGATCGATCATTTTTTGCGTTTTGGAATGTTTTTGCGCTTCTGCATGTATTCGCTCATCTCCGGCATTTTCCCGGTCATTTTGACCTTGGGATCTGCCTTTTTTGGGGAGGATTTCATGGGTTTTTTCGCTGCTTCAATGCCGACCCGAATCTCCGAATCAGGCATGATCAGCGCCGCTGCTGAACTAGGTTTGCTTTTCATTTGTCGAGAATCTTTAGCATGTAGGCTTTTGCTAGATTAGAAGCTAACTCCAAAACAGATTCTGGGTTTTGACTACTCACACCTCTTGTGACCAATGCGTGCATTGCTACAAGCATAGCCATTTCGTAAACGCCAATGCCTGTGTTTCCTCTGTGAGGAGGGTTCATGTCGTCCCCAGAGAATGGGGCGACCGGGAATACTGGAAAGTTTTTGCGAGCCATATTTATGAATCAGAATAGCCTACTTTGCCACAGCTTGCGTGCGGCTTCAATAGGCAGGCATGGCTTGAAGTTCCTTGAGTTGACGGCGTTATGAAATAGCACCGACCACTCAAACAGGTTTTGGTTATCAGGCGGATTCTCCTGAAGCCATTTTTCGGCATGTTGTTTGCATGGGCATCCGTCAAACGGCAGGTCCGAAAACCAGTCCAGCACCCAAGGGACCATGTCTCGGCCCTTGTTTTCGTTTCGGAGGGCGTAGAGGTGCAATTCTGCCCAGTAGCGCGGCCCATCCATGAGGATCCGGGACTTCTGCAACTCACCCAGCGAATCAATCCTCTCAACCTCGTTTCCGGCAATCATCACCCAATGGTTGTGACTATCCCAATCAACACCCATACCCTCCGCCAAATTCCGTTCAGCGGCCATCGCGACCAGATGCTGCTGGTGATACGGCGCCCGAGGATCATCCCCGGGCTCTTCGAGCTTCGGGTTCTCGGTGTCAAACTTTGTTACTACCTCATCGGAAATCCCGTCACGCTTGCACAAAAATGCCTCCAGCAACTCATGCATCAGGATCAGCAGTGCTCCAGACTCTTTGGTGCCGTAATCAGGCACAGTGAGCTTTAGGGCGCCGTCAGGGAGCCACTCCCAGTCGCCAGCGGTTGGGTATCGCATGGCGGCTGGCTCGACAACTTTGAACTCAATCCTCATCGAACATCGAGAGGTTTATGTCTGCCAGTTTCTGAATCTGCTCTTTGACCTGTTCGATCGCTCCGGTTTTGCACTCGAGGTAGTAACCTTCGACAAGCCCAGCGTTCTCTAGCGCATGGTCAAAAGCCTCTTCCAAAGTGTTGCCTAGCCCAATGACCGCGCCGATCTCTGGCAGGCCGGATGATTGCGGGACGACGAAATAGCCTCGCTCGTCCTTGTAGATGTTCCGCAATTTTACAAAGTCGCGGATCTCATCCGGGAACGTCAACGGCTGCCAGTTCTTGTCGGCAAACGACGAGTGGAGCATGATCTCAGCCCCGTACTTCGCGACCGGCTCAGGATCGAGCACAATGCCGTTTGCGCCAAACCACATGCATTCGGCAAGGTTCTTGTACTGCTCTTGGTAAAGCTCATTTGGAGGCGAGGGAGCCCGGGCGCAGAAGTCGATCATGTAGGGTTCATGGTCTTTGCCGATCCGGATTTCGGTCGAGAAGAACCCACGGTACCCGTAAGCCTCGAACACCGGTTTCATGCGGTCGTTAAACCGCGTCAGAGGCTCAGGAAGGTCAGCGTAGTTCTTGAACACTGAAGCGAACCCGCAGTCTTTGATTTCGATTCCGGAGATGAGCTTGCCCGGCAATTCCCCATCAATTGTCCAAGCGTCTACCCCAAACTCAACTCGGTTTTCCAGCGCCTCCTCGACAGTGAATTCGATGATGTCTTTGAACCGACCAAGCGACCACTCAACCTCATCGAGTTTTGGCTCAACTAGGTCGTAGTTGATGGAATGGAACGTCTCAAACGTCCCTCGGTATTTGTCAGTCTTGACGTAGACGTTTGGGTGGTCCCGCAGGAAGTCGCGCAGGTTTGCCATCCCGGTGACGTGCCAGAACTTGCCTACTGGAAGATCTAGCTCTCTCAGGATCTGTTTCATCCCCTCGCGCTCCAGCTCTAAGCACTCCCCGGTGCGAGATCCCCACACGGTCTTCCCCATCTTGACAAGGTGCTCTTGTTCCCACCCGAAATAGATGTCCGGGAAGCAGAACAGGTCGATCTCGTCAAAGTGCGGGCCGTAGATCGAATCCACCAGCTCAAGCTCTTCGATTCCGTGACCGATCCGAGCAAGGTTCAACCTCGGGAATGCGTTCTCCCAAGGGACGTAGTAGTAGACCTTTTTGAAGGTTTTCGCGAGCTTGATGGCCAACTCGCAAAAGAGACCATTATCAACCACCAAACACGTCACATCGCTCGGATCTTTGAG